GAAACACTAGCATCCCATTCTCCGACATCTCCATCCCAGTGGATTTTACACACTGACAATTTTTCGTACAATTTAGGCCAATCCTTATAAGGATTGCAACCTATGAATACTCCATTATTCCATCTCTCTTCTTTAATCTTAATAAATAGATCACCCATTAATCTTTTCATTTCAAATTGAGTTAACAACGAATCTACTCCAAAAGTTCGCGGTCTATTTACCTTGTGTAGTAATCTCAGTTCGTCCTTCAAAGTATGATGCTGGGTTATTTTATCCGGATAGCGTGTTTGACATTGCATCCTAAAATTATTTAATTCTTCCTTAAATCCTTCCTTACAAATATTTTTCTCAAAATCAAAATAGTTTTCCTTACTTAAAGGAAAATCCAACCCTGACACACTGTCTTTATTTATAGAGGCCAGATTTTCATTGCCTCCTATAACTTCAGCTTCAGGTAATACTCCAAAATTAGGTAATATGAAATCCAAAAATTTTCCCATAAAATTCAACTCTGAAGGATCAATAGGAACTACGGGTTTATGCATTCTTTTAGCTCGTAACTTCACTGTGTTTTCTCCCAGAGCTCTTAAATTAGCTGGCTGCTTACTTTCTTCAAAAGAATCAGAGAAAATGGTTTTCTTAAGATGACTATTTTTAGGCCCATCAGATCTTTTGACTGTTTTACGTACCATTCCACTGAATAATTCACCATTAATATGATCTAAATCATAATTAGTGTCATATCCATCATTTAATATATTACTTATTTTTGCTATCAGCGATTGAGAAAACAACTTCGCTATTCCTGTGGAACTACCATCACCAGCCACATGAAATCCTAAAATTCCTACATTTTCATCTGCAATAATCGATCCACAAAATCCTTTTGATGTCATTTCATAAGTCAATACATTATCCGGATAAACTGTTCCATACTTTGTTATATATTTAGGAGCCGTTTCTAAGGCTTTTGCACTGCCTTGTATTTTAACCGGATCTCCTGACCACAAAAAATACATATCTTTAGCTACTAAACCTTTATACTTAAACAAATGACTTAAATTTCTATATGGAGTTGTATTTAACATAGGCAAATGCAATATTGCAACATCATTCAATCGATCTTCCATCACTACCTGAAATTTACTCATATCTACAGCTCTGTTTTCTTTGACAAAATCCTGTTGACTGTTATAAATTATTATAGAGTTAGCACTATCATAAATTACATGAGCTGGCAATATTACCTTAGTTCCGCTTACTAATGCATGACTAATTTCTAATTCACCATTGCTATTTAAAACTTTCACGATTTTAACATTTTTAGCTACAGATTCAATCAATGTACCCCATTGACTTTCTGAATACAAAGCTTGTCCTTGCTTTATAGTGATGGTCCTATTTTTATTTTTAACCACAGATTTCCATTCGTTTAATGCTTCCAAATTAGTATTAATAGGCTCACCATCTGCAAACAAAGATACTATTCCTTTGTAAACTCCATAGACGCATAAACCTATAACTCCAGCAGTAACCAAATTGGAATAATGTTGTACAAAATCCATTATCAATTCAAACAAATTTTTAATTAATTCCATACAATACTGATATCCATTATTCAATATCAAAGTTGCTGTATCATAGCTTTCACAATCATAATAAGATTCTTTATAAGCGTCCACCAAATCCCTAGCTATTTCTACCTGAGACTTAGTCAACTCTACTTTCTCTAGTATTTTAAAGTAATGTTGCTCCAATAATTCTACATGCGCAGTTATCCATGCGCTTATTTCTAATGTACTTCCCTTTATAGCATTTTTAATATTACATTTAAAAGGAACATTATTAATCCAATTATCTTCAATGACATCGAATCTTTTATAATACACTTCATTTTCTTTTTCAAATTTAAAAACGTGTGCTCTTCGCCACAAAGCTTTAATATCTGAGATTCCGTCACTTTTAGTTAATCCTTGCAAATCACTAAAATTATTAGTAGTTATCAAAATAATTTTGCTATCAAAATATTTGGTATCTTTCAATTCCACAGCAGCACACTCAAGAGGCATTCTCACAGAGGATACCATATTAATAATCGTTCGCCATTGAGACAAGCCTTGTTGACCTACGTCATCCATAACAAACACATCCTCGTTATTATAGCCATCATAATGGTCTTTTCCATCGTCTGTCGATTTAATTATGTGAGTGTATACGCTCTTTCCGAGTAATTTGATTATGTGCAACATTGCTATAGTTTTCCTAACTCCTGGAGGACCTTCCAACACTATACACACCGGTTCTTGCCTAGAACATTTCTCATAAGCCTTAGCAGCTACACATAATTTTTCGAGATTCGAATACTCTTGTTTAAAGCTCAACATATTTCTAATCTTATCTACTGTATCGGGATGATTATCTATTTTAATCTTCACATCTTTTACCTGCTGCCTGAATTCCTCTTTCATCATAACCCGCTTATCTTTAGACCATGTGTCATATAACACTTTGATTTCATATAACAGTGTGTGTATAGCTCCATAGCTAAAGATTCTTTCTAATAATTCCTTGGCCTTATCGGGTATCCAACCTATACTACTTATCAATTTGTTCAAATACAGAGATATAAGTTGCACCAATTCCAAAAATAATCCAGGGTGATCTCCTATCTTCTTAGAAGTTAATAAATTTAATCGTTTTAATATTTGGAAAACTGCGTCTGGTAAAGCTATTGAACTAGCCAACAATAACATTCCATCTAGACTCTCTTGTTGCATCACACTCTTAGTCCGCAAAAAGATAGAATATATTCTAGCTAGAAATCCTAAAAAGTATGAAGGAGTCCAATTATTGTAAGTTCCAGCGGAATGCTGCAGCATTAGAGATGTAGCATCTAAAATCAAGGCTGAAGTATGTACATCAGTCGTTCCTGTAACCAGCCTGTATGTCAACTTACTACAAGCTTTAGTTACATCGAACATTCCTTGAACCAAACTTATCAAACTTTCAGCTTTGTAGATTTTAAGATTTTGCAGCAAATCTTTATACATTCCAATTTCTTTTTTACATCCTGTTTTTAATTTTATCTTAAAATTTCTAAATACTACTACAGGAGCATCCAATTCTTTAAATTGAGATTTTAAAACTCGAATTAGGACTCTTCTATTGACATCAAAA